TTGTATTGGATTATATTGATTGCGTTGTACCTGATAGGCAAGGTAATGATGACTGGAAAAATGAAGGTTCGGTTATACGTCATTTTGAGGCTATGTGCCACGAGTTAAATATTGCTGGTTGGCTTGGTACTCAGGGAAATAGGGCTTCAATTTCTTCAAATGTTGTAACGAATGACCAGATGGGGGGTTCAATAAAGAAAGCACAAGTAGGTCATGTTATCATTAGTATAGCAAAGAGTTTACAACAAAAAGAGATGAACTTAGCAACTGTTGCAATAACTAAATCAAGAATAGGAAAAGATGGTATTGTATTCGAGAATTGCAAATTCGACAATGAGATGCTTGAAGTTGATACGGATACTACGGCAACATTCTTAGGGTTTGAAGAACAGCAAGTTGAAAAAAAGAAAGAAAGAATCAAAGAATTGCTGGCTAAGAAGAGTGATAATTTTTTATGATAAAAATATTTTATACTCAAAAAGTGATACTTTTATTTTTTGTTTTTATATTTATCTTAACCTAATAATAGAAAAATGAAAAAGAATATTTTTGAAAAAAGAGTGAATATTTTGCCTTATGAATATCCATCCTTATTAGCTTATAAGGATGCAATAAGACACTCGTACTGGATACATTCGGAGTTCAACTTTACAACTGATATTGATGATTATAAGACAAAAATATCAAATGAGGAGAGGGAAGTTATTAAGAGGTCAATGTTGGCTATTGCTCAAATTGAGGTTAATGTAAAGACATTTTGGGCTGACTTATATAAGAGAATGCCTATAACTGAAATTGGTGATGTTGGTATGACATTTGCCGAGAGCGAAGTAAGACATAAGGATGCTTATGCTCAATTATTAAGGATTCTTGGGTTAGAAGATGAGTTCCAGACAGTTATTGAAATTCCTGCCATAAAGAATAGAATTAGTTATTTAGCAAAATATCTGGATGGGACAAGGAGTAAAGAGAATAAGATGTACACAAAGTCTGTATTATTATTTTCATTGTTTATTGAACATGTAAGTTTATTTAGCCAGTTCTTGATTATGATGTCCTTTAACAAGGAGAAGAATCTATTCAAGGGTATTTCAAATGTGGTTGAAGCCACCTCGAAGGAGGAAGAAATACACGGCAATTTTGGGTCAGAACTTATCAATATTATCAAGGAAGAAAATCCAGAATGGTTTGACGCTGAATTTGAGGCATTGATTGATTCAGCTTGTCATAAAGCGTATGCTGCGGAATGTGGAATACTAGATTGGATATTTGAAAACGGTGAATTAAGTTTCTTATCAAAAGATACAATTAAACATTTCATTCAGAATAGATTTAACAACTCATTAAGTAGAATTGGAATGAAGCCAGTATTTGAGGTTGATTTTGCTGAGATTGAGAAAACGTTATGGTTTGATGTTGAAATTCTATCAACGAAAGAGGGGGATTTCTTTTATAAGAAGCAAATTGATTATAATAAGAAAAGCAAGAGCATAACAGAAGATGATTTATTTTAAAAAACAAATATAATGAATAAAGAAAAATATTATTGGTTAAATGATGAGAGTAGGCTTTTCTTATCAAGGGGGTATATTAGTGAGACCCCCGAGCAAAGGATTAAAGATATTGCAAATAAAGCGGAAGAATATTTAAAAATTGATGGTTTTGCTGTTAAGTTTGAGGATTATATGGCAAGGGGTTTTTATAGTCTTTCTACCCCTGTATGGATTAATTTTGGCAAAGAGAAGGGTTTACCTATATCTTGTTATGGATCCAATATTGATGACACATTAGATAGCATTTTAAATGCTGGAAGAGAAATTGGTATGATGTCAAAATATGGTGGTGGTACTAGTGCTTATTTAGGTAACATTAGAGAAAGGGGTAGTAAGATATCAACAGGTGGGACTGCTGATGGTCCAGTACATTATGCAAGGGTGTATGACACAGTAGTTGATGTTTGCAAACAATCAGAGGCAAGAAGGGGTGCATGTGCAGTTTGGTTGCCAGTTGAACATGAGGATATTATGGAGTTTCTTGATATTGGAACAGAAGGTAATCCAATCCAGAATTTACAATATGGTGTTACTGTTACAGATAATTGGATTAATGATATGAAGGGGGGAGACCCAAGTAAGAGAAAGGTATGGGCAAAGATTATTCAAAGGCGTAATGAATTTGGTTTTCCATATATTATGTTTAAGGATAACTCAAATAACAATTCCCCCTACAAAGAGTTGGGTATGGAGATAACTGCTTCAAATTTGTGTAGCGAAATTCAATTATTTACAGATTCAAACAACTCTTTTGTTTGTTGCTTGGGTTCATTGAATTTACTTCATTGGGATGAAATAATTGAGACTGACGCAATTGAGGTTTATACTATGTTCTTAAATGCAGTTATGGATGAATTTATATTGAAGTCAGGTAAAATGGCTGGTATGAAAAGAGCTAATAGATTTGCATCACAGCATAGAGCCATTGGTTTGGGGGTTTTAGGGTATCATTCATTATTCCAATCCAAGTTAATACCATTTGAATCTTTGATGGCAAAGCAATTAAATCATCAAATATTTAAAACAATCAAGGAAAAATCAGATGCAACATCAAGATATTTGTTTGAGGAAAAAGGTTATAAATCATTGAGAGATGGATTTGCAAATGTAACATTAATGGCTATTGCCCCAACCAAGTCAAGTTCTTTTATTCTAGGGCAAGTAAGTATGGGTATTGAGCCAATCAAATCAAATTATTTTATTAAAGATTTGGCTAAATCAAAAACAATTTATAAGAATCCATTTTTGGAGATTGAATTGGATAAGTATGGTTTAAATACACCAGATACCTGGGAAAGTATTTTAAAGAAAGATGGATCGGTTCAGCATTTGGATTTCCCCACAAAAGAGGTGTTTAAATCATTTATTGAAATATCACCAAAAGAATTGATATTACAAGCAGCACAGAGGCAAAAATTCATTGACCAATCACAATCATTAAATTTGATGATACACCCATCAGTTCCAGCAAAGGATATAAATCAATTATATCTATATGCACATGAAGAGGGGGTTAAGACGCTTTACTATCAGTTTAGCCAGAGTTCAGCACAATCATTCGCAAGAAATATTAATGAGTGTGTGAGTTGTGAATCGTAGATTTGATACAATTTGTTAAATAAAAAACCCCCAACCTATTAATTTAGAATTGGGGGTTTTTATCTTTTTTATTTTCCACTCAATGTGTCATAAATACTTTCAAGTTTTTTTACATCAGCTTCACTAAATGCAAAATTAGTATTCTCAAATTTATCTTTCATTTTTGAAAGTTTATCCATAATTTTGTTAACCATAGATATTGCTTTTTTGCCAGTTTTTGCTTTACCTTCTTTATGGTAATCCATAAAAAGACCTTCACTTCCTTTGTCTTCAACAATTCTTTTAACTAGGTTATTTAAACCAGTTTCTGTTAATCTTACTGTTTTCATATTTTTTTTTTATATAAATATACAATAAATTAAATTCATTTACAAATTTATAAAAAAGACATATTTATATACAAACAAAGTATAATGGCTGAAGGTTTTACATATGGGGTTGATTTTCCTTTTGACACTTCTCCAAAAGGGGATTCGTTAAAGATGACTGAATATGTTTCAGAGGAGATAAGAGCGTCTTTGTTGCATTTACTTTTAACAAGAAAAGGTAGTAGGTATTATCTACCTGATTTCGGCACTAGACTTTATGAATTTTTATTTGATCCTTTGGATGTTGTATCTTTTGATATCATTGAAGATGACATTAGAACTGCTGTTAATAAATATATACCTAATTTAGTTTTGAATAAAATAACAATTGAGCCTATTTTAGAAAGTGAAGAGGCTAAAACTACCAAATTAAATTTAGATGAAATGGGGTCAAGTTCCGTTGATAAGATTTATAGGTCACCAGGTAAGGGAACTTATGAGAATACAGCGAAAATAAAAATAGAATATACAACAACAAATAACACTTTTAGTGGTAGCGATTTTGTAATTATAAACATATAATATGACAGACAAGAAAATATCTTATGGTGTAAGGGATTTCCAAGGAATAAGGAGTGAATTAATAAATTATGTTAAAACATATTACCCTGATTTAATAAATGATTTTAATGATGCTTCAATATTCTCAGTATTTTTAGACTTAAATGCTGCGGTTGCCGATAATTTACACTATCATATTGATAGAAGTTTACAAGAAACAGTTTTACAATATGCACAGCAAAAATCATCAATATATAATATTGCAAAAACATATGGTTTAAAAATACCAGGACAAAGACCATCTGTAACATTATGTGATTTTTCAATAACAGTTCCTGTATTTGGTGACAAACCAGACGTTAGATACGCTGGCTTATTACAAAGAGGTGCACAAGTTACGGGTAATGGAGTAATATTTGAAACATTAAATGATATTGATTTTGCATCTGATTATGATACTCAAGGGAATAAAAATAGAACTGTTGTACCAAATAGGTTAAACAATATAATCATTAACTATACATTAACAAAAAGAGAACCAGTAATTAATGGTACAACAAAGGTTTTCAAGAGAGTAATTACCCCTTCTGACATTAGACCCTTTTTTGAATTATTCTTACCTGAAAAGAATGTTTTGGGCATAACAAGTGTGTTATTAAAGAATGGACAAATTGGGACTATACCTCCAAATGCTGATTTTTTAAGTGAGAATGATAGATGGTATGAGGTTGATTCTTTGGCTGAAGATCGTGTTTTTATTATTGATACAACAAAAGATACAAGTAATGCTGGCATAAAAGTTGGTAAATACATTCAAACAGAAAATAGATTTATTAGTGAATATACGCCAGAAGGATTTAAGAAAATTACTTTCGGTAGTGGTGTTAATACTGCTATGGAGCAATTAAATAATTTCACATTAAATGGTCAATCCCCAACCTTAGAAAACATATTAAATAACTTTTCATTAGGTAGGACATTACGCCCCAATACAACATTATTTATACAATATAGAGTTGGTGGTGGGGTTAATACAAATTTAGGACCAAATACATTAACGCAATTAGGCGTTAATAATTTTATTATTAATGCTGGAAATTCAGCACAAGAGTCTGCGGTTATTAATTCACTTAGGGTTAATAACTTATTCCCAGCGATAGGGGGTGCTGGATTGCCTAGTGTTGAGGAGGTTAGAAATTTTGTTTCATATAATTTTGCAGCACAAAAGAGGGCTGTTACAATTAGGGATTACGAGTCAATCATTAGGAATATGCCCCCGGAGTTTGGAGCACCTGCCAAGGTATCCATTCAAGAGAAAGACAACAAAGTAGAAGTTTTGCTACTTTCTTATGATATTAACGGTAAATTAGTGAGTGATAATTCTAAGTATTTGGCAGATAATATTGCCAATTATTTATCTAATTATAGGATGTTAAATGATTATGTTGTGGTAACATCAGCAAAAGTTATTGATATAAGTATTGATATTAGCGTGGTGTTATCAGCTGGATTTGCATCAAAAGATGTTATTAACAATATCATAACTGCTATTAATACTTATTTTTCTCCACAATCTATGCAATTGGGTACAAATGTTAATTTATCCGAATTGAAGAGTAGCATACAAACATTAATTGGTGTTGTTACAATAAGTGAAATGACAATTAAAAATGAAGTTGGGGGTGATTATTCTGGTGGGGAAACATCAATGGAATACTCGGATAAAGAGAATAAAATAATTCAACCAGTAGATGATACCATTTATTCTCAACCATCAGAAATTTATCATATTCGTTATCCCGAAAAAGATATTAGAGTAAAAGCAAAACTAGCTACTGGAATGACTATTGGGTAATTTGTTTATTTTAAGCCAAACAAAGTTATTATATAATAAATAATCAATAACTAAAATATTTATATAATCAAACGGTTTAAATGGACAACTCTTTTAGAATAAGAACAGAAATAGGTAAAGACAAAGTAGTAAATTTTGAGTTAAATCAGGACTTTGAATTTTTAGAAATACTATCCTTTAAAGTTAGACAATCAGATGTTTTCTCATTAAATTGTGCTAATTATGGTGTTGTAACAGGAAGGGTTACAGCAAATACTGGCTTTGGATTGCCAAATGCAAAAGTTTCAATTTTCATACCAATAAGCGATGAGGATGCTAATAATGAAGTTATTAACGCAATTTATCCTTATAGAAATATAAAAGATACAAATGAAGATGGGTATAGATATAATCTATTACCTTATGAAGAATCTTATTTTGGACATGTTCCAACGGGTACATTCCCCTCACTAGATGATGTTTTATTAAATACCGTTGCCATTGAAGTATTTGACAAGTATTATAAATATACGGTCAAGACAAATTCAAGCGGTGATTATATGATATTTGGTGTTCCCATAGGTGGTCAAGTTGTTTTTATGGATCTTGATTTATCTGACATGGGGGAGTTTTCATTAACCCCAGAAGATTTAATTAGAATGGGGTTGGCAACCAGAGACCAATTAAAGGATGGAAAGTTTAAGGCATCAACTGACTTGCAAATATTGCCCCAAATTGTATCATTAACAAAACCAGTTGATGTATCACCATTATGGGGGGATGATGAAATATGCCAGCCAGCAATTAATAGGGTTGATTTTGATTTAAGGGATGATGCAAATATTGACATACAACCAACATCTGTTTTTATTGGTTCAATAATATCAACAACAGATAAGTTAGCAACAAAAATAAGTTGCAACAAACCAAACAAACAAGGTGAGTTATGTAATTTGATTGCGAACACTGGACAAATATTAGCAATCAGGCAAACAATTGATGTAGATAATTTAGATAAGCCAATTTTAGAACAATACGAGATAGAAGGTGGGGGGTATGTTATTGATGATAATGGAGCTTGGATTGTAGATGTTCCGATGAATTTGGATTATGTTATTACAGATGAGAATGGGGAGAAAATAATAACAACAGATAAGACAAGGGGCATCCCAACAAAGGGTAAATATAGATTTAAGGTTAAGTGGGAGCAATCGGATGAGTTAAATAAATCAACAAAAAGAGCCACATATTTGCTTCCTAATATTAAAGAATATGGGTGGGATAGTTTGGATCCAACAGTTGACCCAATAAACTCAAATGTTCCAAATGTTAAAGAGCAACTTAGGGGTTCTTATTATTTTGGACTTGCTTGGTCGGGCTATACTAATTCAGCTGATGCTATATCTTGTGAGGATACATTCTATGAGTTTAATTATAATAGGGTTTATACTGTAAGTAATTTAATATATAATGACCCGATAAAAGGAATATCAGATGATTTATGCGATGCTAGGGTCAATAAGTTTCCAACGAATGATGGTATTAAACACCCCACGTTCTTGGGTAGTATTATTAATTTCTTTAATTCTTTAATTTCAATTATTACGGTAAACTTAATTGTTCCGTTAGTTTTCATTTTACATGTAGTATCAGGAATTATTAATTTAATTCTCGACATCGTTACTATTGTCGGTAAAATTATGAATTTTTTAGTAAGATTATTTGGATTTAAGTCGGTTAAATTTATTGATTTAACTAACTTAAAAATAAAAACTATAAAACTACCTATAATATCATATCCATCTTGCACTACTTGTGAGTGCGATGCTACTGTCATTAGTGATGAACCAGTTCCACTTTTGGATTCTGGGTTTTTAACGCCAATTAGTAACCCAGCTAATTATTATAAGAAATATTTGGATTCATTATTGTTGTTAGATGGTCAATTTAATAAATTTTTTAATGGGCATTATGGTATAACCATATTTAGCCAGAGATACGACCCCCAGACAAACGAAGGTAAAGAAGATAGGCAATACTTTGCGGAGGCAGTCAGTCAAGCGCTAGGGGGTAAATTAACCATATTTGAGAATATAAATGATTATAAAGAAACCATATCTGATGAATTTGAATTCTTAAATTTAAACAAATTCTTCACGTACCAATTAACTTTGAATATACCAGAAAGAATTAATTTATTTAATACCAGAGGGCAATATTTTTCTTATACAAATTTAATTAAAGTTACCTTTTCAGTTAATAACAATCTTGGAAAATCGCATTACGATAATACATTAACTGTTTTAACGCCAAAGTTTTATGATTCAGGTACATTATTGAGTTTTGTTGACCCCAAAATAACTTTTGATGAAAATAATAAAAACAATATTACTGGTACAACAGTTGGGGATGTTAATTTTAACATTACAATTAATTATATTGACCCTGGGAAATCTGATAAATCAGTAGTATATACAATTCCAAAATCAGATAGTTTGGTTAAAACCCAAATTTTCCCTATGGACATTGAGTATTATCAAGTAATTACTGCCATAACTTACAGTCAATTTATAAAAATATCTAATACAAGTAGTTTTCCTAGGTCATTCCCAACAATATTAGCGGGTTCAGGAGACACTAGGTATAGTAAAGATAATAATATTAATATTGAAGGTCAGACAAAGAAGAAAACTTTGGATTATTATGAAAATATTGAAGAGCAATATGTTGTGATAATGCAAAGGGGCGTGGATCCGTATTCCCCCTTATTCATAAATGAATATAGTTTAGGTAGAATTTTTGGATTCCAAGATGAATTGGCTATAAAGATAACGGGAGAAACTAGATTAAACATCCCTATTCAGAAAATAACTAATGGAGAATCAATACAGAGTCATTATAATCAAAATCAGATTTTTTATCCATCTTATTTTTTCACCCCAGGTAGTGATTTCGTTTCCATAACATTCCAGAATGGAGGTT